TCCAACTCTTTACCAAGAACGGCCCGAACCAGCCAGAACCAGCGGCGATCAGACATGATCGGCCAAGACTGGAAACGATCAGCCAAGACGGGATCGGATCGTGGGCTGGAATTGTGGGGGACATAGCCTCCGAGTACTTAGGGCTATCCATGCTCCCGTGGCAGATGCACGTATTGGATCAAATGCTTACTTTCAATGCGGATCAGGATCTTGTGCATAGGTCGAGCCTTGTGTCGGTGGCCCGTCAGAACGGAAAGACAACAGTCATCCAAGCGCTTATTCTTTTTTGGCTAATTGAGATGCCGAAGATCCGTGGCCAGCGTCAAACAGTTGTCTCACTCTCGCACCGTCTCGATCTTGCATGCATGCTCTTTGAAGAGATTGCCCCGATCCTAGAAAAACGATGCGGCGCCAAGGTCATCATGTCCTACGGCCGCTACCAAGCAACAATGCCAGACGGCTCCAAATGGTATGTCAAAGCAGCGCGTCCCTCTGTCGGCCACGGAATGACAATTGACTTGGCAATCATCGACGAATTGTTTGATGTCTCCGATGAAGTAGAAGCAGGACTCTTGCCGGCTCAACGCGCAAGGCGCTCACCGTTGACGGCGATGTTCTCTACGGCCGGCACGGAAGCATCCACGCTCTTTATCCGTCACCGCGAAAATGCGCTCCGCCTAATTGACCTCAAAAAACCTACGTCGTTCTACTTTGCCGAATGGTCGCCGGAGCCATCGTTGGATCCGCTGCATGAAGCGTCGTGGTATTGGGGCAACCCAGCAATCGGACATTTCCTCACGATCGACACTTTGCGCCAAGAATCCGAAGGCCCCGATCGAGCACTCTTCTTGCGCGGCTCACTAAACATGTGGGTCGCTTCCGCAAACTCATGGATCCCACACGGCCTATGGCCCGAGTTGCTGTACGAAGGAGAAGTCCCTACCGGCGGAGTCGTCGCCGTAGAAGCATCCATGGATGACACGCGCTACTTCGCCACCCGATCCGTCTCCCTGCCCGATGGCCGCGTCGTGAACTCCGTGGCATTCACCGCCGAAACCCAAAAGGAGTTACTGGAGCATCTGGCCGAAATTGCCAAAGACCCAGCCGTTAAATTTGCCTTCTCTCCGACAATTGACGTGCTAGTTCAATCCGCCACGTTTGACCGCCGTCGAATAGTGGTCGGCTACGGAGAAATCTTGAAGTACACGCCAGTCGTCAAAAACATGATCCACGAAATGCGGCTAGTCCACACGGGAGAAGCCATGCTCTCCGAACACGTGCAACGCGCCGTCCTAGTCCGAACCCAAGGCTCGATTGCCGTGTCATCCCAGAAATCACCCGGCCCGATTGAGTTATGCCGAACGCTCATTTGGTCGGCAACATTGGCCTCACAAAATCGAGTCACTCAAAAGCCTTCACTAGTCATCGTCCCGAACTAGCATCCTTGTGGCGCCGCTCGTGAGCCCTACCTTTCGTCGGGATCGGAAACGCCTCCGAGCGGTTGCCACCATAAACGCGTCAAGTGTGTCATGCTCTAGGGATGGGATTATTTGATCGCAAAGTAAGCAAGGCTGCTATCTCGCCGCCGCCGGCTAAAGCCGCTGCCGCAGGCGCGTTCAGTCCCGGCTACTCCAGCCAAAACGCTGGCGTTAATATGATCGGCCAGTACTACACGTACCAAGAAGGCGAAGCGCGTAACCGTGCAGTACAGGTAGCCGCGATAAATAGAAGCCGCGATCTTATGGCATCCGTTATCGGCTGCATGCCGCTCAAGATGTATTCCGAAATGTGGAACGGTGATGAGATGGAAAAGGTTTACCTTGCTCCTCGATCATGGCTACGCCGACCAGATCCCGAAGTGCCTTACAACTTTCTTATGTCGTGGACGTTTGACGACTTATTTTTTTACGGCCGCGCGTTCTGGTACATCACATCACGCACCGCCGACGGATATCCGGCATCGTTCACACGTCTTCCAGCCGGCTCAATCACAACGACCGACATGGCCGGCCCCGTCTGGTTCGCGCCGTCCAAGCAAGTTTATTTTCAAGGTGGCGAGATAGATCCGACAAACTTGGTGCAGATACTTAGCCCAACTCAAGGACTCATCTATTCAGGAACGCAAGTTGTTGAAACAGCATTAAAGATTAACGACGCGCGCACACGAAACGCAAGCAGTTCTATTCCAGCCGGCGTACTCAAACAAACTGGCGGCGAACCACTCAGCGCACAAGAACTAGCCGATCTTGCGGCATCGTTCAATGCTGCACGCGCAACCAATCAGACGGCCGCACTTAATGAGTTTCTATCTTATGAACCGACAACAATGAGCCCAGACAAAATGCTTCTCATTGAATCAGCAAACTACAGCGCCCTCGAAGCGGCCCGTCTTTGCAATGTCCCACCGTACTTAGTCGGCGTATCAACCGGTTCATATTCATACCAATCATCCCAGCAAGCACGCGCCGACCTATACATCTTTGGGCTCAAAATGTATGCAGAAGCAATCGCGGCCGCACTCTCCATGGACTCAGTTCTTCCACGCGGAACATACGTTGAGTTTGACGCAGAATCCTATTTGGAAGAGAATTACATGGCGGATAAAGCAGACGAACCAACCTACGAAGAAAACACTCAAGAAGGATTAGCAAACCGATGATCAAATTAATTGCAGGAGACTTCACGCTTGACGCCGCCGCAGGCGACGCGCCACGCCGAACCATCTCAGGAATCGCCGCACCGTACAATGTGGACGCCACCGTCTCGGATGGAACCACCGTTCGCATCTTGCCGGGAGCCCTGCCAACCGAAGGCAAAGCCCCACGACTCTTCATGTACCACGACGCAAGCCAGCCAGTAGGCGTTGTCACGGAACGCGTAGACACCCCAGAAGGCATGCTCTTTACCGCCAAGATTAGCGCCACCAATTTAGGCAACGACGCGCTCATCATGGCCGCAGACGGCACAATTGACCAAGTCTCAGTCGGTATTAACCCCACTAAGTTCTCTTATTCGGACGACGGAACGATGATCATTGAAGAAGCATCTTGGACGGAATTGTCACTAGTCCCTATCGGCGCATTCGGAGATGCAGCGCAGATTACCAAAGTCGCGGCCAGTATCCACCAGCCCGAAGAAGAAATCAGTAATAATGAAGAACAAGAACCTCAACAGGAGAACACCATGTCCGAATCAGTAGAAACACCAGTAGTCGAAGCAACCATTCCAACCGCAGCAATTCCAGCGCAGCCAAAGCGCGAGTTTAAGTTGCCAAGCGCAGGCGACTTTATGGCCGCTTATCACATCGGCGGAGACACGTTCAAGAACATGAACAAAGCAGTCGCCGAGTACAGCGCATCACAGCGCACAGCACTTCAAGCAGCAGCAGGCGATGTGCTTACTACTGACACACCCGGCTTGCTCCCAGTTCCCGTGCTCTTGCCGCTCGTACAGGATCTAAATTTCGTGAGGCCTACCGTGGAAGCACTCGGCGCTCGCGCATATCCAGATGGCGGAGCATCAAAAACTTTCATTCGTCCAACAATTACCACGCACACAAGCGTCGCTGCACAAGCAAACGAACTCGGCGCAGCATCCGCGACAACAATGGTCATTGCCTCGAATTCGGTTAGCAAGACAACTCTGGCGGGCCAAGTTACCCTCTCAATTCAGGATGTTGACTTTACGTCAGGTCCAGCGATGCAACTAATCCTCAATGACTTGATGGGCGAGTACATGATCGCTTCCGACAACTTGGCAGCAGACAACTTGCTTGCAGCAGCAAACTCGTCGGGCGTGTGGGACGGAACTCCAGAAGACTTGTTGAAGTCTGTTTACGACGCAGCGAACGACGTGTCAGCCAACCGTAACTGGATGCCGACACACATGTTCGTATCTGTTGACGTATGGGCCCAACTCGGTCAACTTGTTGACTCCAGCAAGCGTCCGCTGTTCCCATTTATCGGAGCAGGCCTTACCGGTCAAAACGCACTTGGAGCATCAAGCGCAGGATCTTGGAACGGAACCCCAATGGGCTTGCAACTTGTAGTTGACAGCAACTTCGCTGCAAAGACCATGATCATCACCCGAGTCGGCCAAGGTCAAGGAGACGCATTCGAGTTCTACGAATCCATTCGTGGCTTGATGAGCGTTGAAGTGCCGTCGACTTTGGGTCGCACAATGTCCTTCCACGGTTACGTCTCAACCTTTGCCGCAATCGGTGGAATGATCCGCAAGATCACACAGGCCTAGTCGAGAGCGGAGCATCCGCTCATGGCTACATACAGCGTCACAAACAAGTACCTCATAGACGACTACGCCGTCCTTCAACTTCTTACCCCGACGGAGTTGGAGGTCGGCCAGTCAATCACGGTCGCAGGCGTAGACGCCACATTCAATGGCACGTACACCGTCCGCGCTCTTCCGCAATATCTGTTTGAGGGCGTAGACACCGAAGGCGATCTTCTCTACAACGTCAACATCCCAATCGCTAACCAAGTTCTTTACGCAAAAACGGCAGCCGATGTCGAGCGAACCGCCGCGTCTGGAACCCTGACATCAACTCCAACTTGCTCTTGGATCAGCGCAAGCGACATTGAGGACTGGTTGGGGATAGGCACGGCCACAAGTGCCGACGCCACGTTCCTCACCATTTGCGCGTCTAGTGCTTCGCAGTTCTGTTGGCGCCGAAGAATGGAAGCCGGCTATGTCGACTCCCTTACGACCGTCCCTTCGCAGGATGTCAAACTTGGAACGATCATGTATGGCGGCGCGTTGTACCGTCAACGCGGATCCATGGATTCGTTTGCATCCTTTCAGTCGATGGGAACCGCTCCCGTCATGGGGCTCAACGGAATGATCCGCCAGTTGTTAGGCATTGATCGTCCGCAGGTGGCCTAGTGCCAGTCCCTACCTACACCGACTTATTCAATGAGGGCTACGACGACCTAGTCGCCAAACTCCAGACCGTCTCAGGGCTTCAAATTGTAAACGATCCGCGCAACATCGTTCCGCCATGCGTCTTCGTCAACATTGATTCCATTGACGGCTTCAACTACAACATCGCCAAACTGACCTTCACACTCCAGATCGTGACCCTAGGCCCCGGCAACCTAGACGCCCAGAAGTCGCTGCTCAACATGCTTGCTCAGGTATACGCGCTCAACATTGGCATCATCTCAGGACGCCCCACAAACGTTGACATCGGCGGATCCGTACTGCCGGCATACGAACTAACCGTCGCAACTCAAGTCCAAACGGCGTAATCCACACCTAGCGCCCGAATCTATGTCAAACTAAATCCACAACTCAAGGAGCAATCATGGCAACCTCAACAATCCTCTCGAATCCAGTAGTCACAATCGGCGGAATCGACATGACCGATCAGACGACCGCAGCAACTTTGACTCGCACCGTTGAAGCACTTGAAAGCACCGCTTTCGGATCAACCTCGCGCGTCTACACGGGCGGCCTAGAAAACAACGAACTCACCGTCACGATGTACCTCTCCTATGCAGCATCGGAAACCTACGCAACGCTCGCTCCATTGGTAGGCACACAACTTAACGTGATCGTCAAGCCAACTAGCGCAGTTGACTCGGCAACAAACCCAGCCTTTATCTTGACGGGAACTTACTTGGAATCTCTGCCCGTGATCAACGCATCGCTCGGCGAATTGCAAACCGTTGACCTCACCTTCACTGGTGGCGTCTACAGCGCAGACATCACAAACCCATAATCACGGCCGTCCTCGGCCCGACACTAGGAGAACCATGAAGATCAAACTCAGCCTCACGCGCGGAGAAGTAACCGAACAACTATCCACAAACCTCTTCGTCATTGCCGAATGGGAACGCCTAGAGAATCGTCGAGTGTCTGACGGCCGCGGCATCGGTGCATCCGATCTAGCGTGTTGGGTGCACACTTTGCTCGTCATCAAAGGCGAGAAACTTCCAGCAACTTGGCGTGAATGGTTGAAACAGAACCCAGACGTCGAGATCGCAGCGGAGGACGCAACCGATCCAAACCCTACGGACGCGGCTACCGCCGGCAACTAGCCGAACTGGTAGTCGCGACGGGATGGGCTCCGACGTTCTATGCAGATTCATTTGACGCGCGCGACCTTCAAACAATCATTAGAGTCCTTAATGACCAGAACAAAAAAGGACACAAATGAGAGACTCAGCCGGCGGCATTGAAGCACGGATAGAAGTGTTCGGCCTCGGTCAAGCGCTGAAGGATCTCAACAAGATCGACAAAGTCCTTCGCCGTGACATCACCAAGGACTACAAACGCGTCACCGCAGGGCTCGTCTCAGACATTCAATCGGCCATCCCTTTGAACTATCCGCTCTCAGGATGGCAACGCCAATGGAATCTCCGTGGCCAATACGAAGTCTTCCCATGGCCGACCGATCATTCCGTGAAGGCATACATCAATACCAAAGCGCCCAAAGAAGTCTTTGGCGGCAAAGTAAACCTTTCAACCTTTGCCGTTAAATGGCTCGGCGCGGCCGCATCATTCTTCGATTTCTCATCAAGTAACCGCATGGGCGCCGCACTAACAGCCAAGTACGGAATGCCATCGCGAGTAGTGTGGAAACAGTACGAAGCAAACAAAAGCGAACTTGAGACAGAGATGGAGCGGATCGTTGCCCGCGTCGGCGAAGCCTTAAGTCGCGATCTAAGCGCAAGGTAAACCCATGGCCGTCATCCTCCCAATCATCAGCGAATACGATCCGAAGGGCGCGAAGCGCGCCATCGCGCAATTCAAGCAACTAGAAACCTTCGGGGAGAAGGCGAACTTCGCGATTAAGAAGGCAGCACTCCCAGCGGCCGCCGCCGTTGCCGGCTTAGGCGTAGCACTCGTAGGCGCGACCAAGGCCGCCATGGAAGACGCAGCCGAGCAAGCCAACCTAGCGCTCGTCATGCAGAACGTGACGGGAGCGACCGACGCACAAGTCGCTTCTCAGGAGAAGGTCATTGCCGCAATGTCAAGGGCGTCTGGCACGGCGGACTCGGAACTTCGTCCGGCTTTCCAGAGCCTACTTGTAGGCACTAAGGACATCACTACAGCCAACACCGCTCTAGCGCTCGCTCAGGACATCGCACAAGGCTCTGGCAAGGATCTAGCGACCGTCTCCGATGCACTTGCCAAGGCTTACGGAGGCAACTTCAAAGCCCTTGGTCAACTGTCCCCAGAGATCAAAGCAATGATCAAAGATGGCGCCACGCTCGACGACGTCATGAACGTCCTCGGCGGAACCTTCGGAGGAGCCACCGCGAACGCGGCAGAAACCGCCGCAGGCCGCATGAAGATCTTGAAGAACTCATTGGACGAAACCAAAGAATCAGTCGGCGCCGCATTACTCCCAGCCTTTGAAGCCGTCCTCCCAGTCATCCAAAAGTTCGCAGACTGGGCACAAGCAAACCCCGGCGTCTTCTTGGCAATTGCCGGCACAATAGGCGCTATCGCCGTATCAATCATGGCAGTCAATTTTGCAATGGCGCTCAACCCGTTCTCCGCTATTGCAGCCGGCATAGCGGTCATGGTTGTCGCGCTTGTGGCTGCTTACAAGAAGTTTGAGTGGTTCCGCGATGGCATCAACGGAGTAATTAACTTCATCATTGGCGCATTTGAGAACATGGCAAACATGTGGATCAAAGCAATTAACGTGCTTATCAAGGCATACAACGCGATTCCGTTTGTTGACAACGTGGGGACATTGAACGAAATATCTCTTGGCCGTATTGGTCAAGCCCAAGAAGCGGCCACCGGTGGTATCGGCGGAATCCGCATGATGGCCACCGGAGGAATCGTGACGGCGCCAACTTTGGCGATTGTGGGTGAGAAGGGCCCAGAAGCCGTCATCCCATTAGATCGCATGAAAAATAACGGCGGACAAAACATCACCGTCAACATCACGGGCGGCATTTCGACATCGGCAGACATCGGCCGTGCAGTCGTCAACGCCATCAAAGCCATGAACCGCGTAGACGGCCCAGCACAAATCCAAGTCGCATAATGGCCACCTCAATTGTTGAATCGGGATCCTACGATCTTCTCATTGACACAGGCTTTATCGTTGACGGTTTCACACTTGACGACACACTTAAAGGCGTCCTAGACAACACCCAATACGTCCTAAACGGAACAACACAATACGCATCCGTGATCGAGGGCTCCACAAACATCACCGTCACACGCGGACGCCGCGACATCGGCGACCAATTCACAGCCGGCTCAATGAACTTCAATCTCCTAGACGGCTATGCCGGCGGAGTCTTCAATCCGTTTAATCAAGACTCGCCCTTCTTTGATACCGCAAACGATCAGCCTGGCCTAGCGCCAATGCGAAACGTCATCCTCACGCGCGAAGGCCAAGAACTCTTCAACGGCTACATCGTTGACTACACCTACGACTTCAATCTCGGCGGGTTGGATGAAGTCAACGTGGCTTGCGCCGACCGCTTCTATGTTCTATCGCAGACCTACATGGCCGAATACAACGTCTCAGAACAACTCGCAAACGTGCGCGTAGAAGCCGTCTTAGACCTTCCAGAAGTCAACGCATTCCAATTACCCGGCGAACGAAACATAGAAACTTCTACCGTCCTACTTGGCGGAGCCGCCGCCTACACCGTCCCCAACGGAACATCCGTGGCCGCATACATGGCCAAGATCAACGAATCAGTCCAAGGCCGAATCTTCGTCGCACGGGACGGCACGTTCACCTTCCAAGACAGAATCGGAACAACACTCTCCGCATCCGTAGCCGACTTCCACGACAACGGAACAGCAATCCCCTACGACCAAGTAGGCATCTCGTTTGAAGCAAACCAAGTCGTCAACCGCGCATCCGTAACCCATGCCGGCGGAGCCCCAGAAGTAGCAGAAGACCTAGCCTCCCAAGCGACCTACTTCATCCAGACGCAATCAATCTCGGACGCGCTAGTCCATAACGACGCAGCGGCCTTAGAACTCGCTCAGTATCTTCTAGTCGCCGAACCCGAGCCACGGTACACAAGCGTCTCTACGCCGTTCTCAACGCTTACAGACGCCCAACGCGACACCGTGGCCGTCGTCGAGATCGGCAACACGATCACCATAGAAAAGTCTTTCAACACGGGCAACACCACCACGTCACTAGCCCAAGAATTAGCCATCGAAGGCATCCAACATCAGATCGACCTATCTACAGGGCATCGAATCACGCTTTTCACAAGCCCGACAACACTCGTCTACGAACTCATTCTTGACGATCTCATATATGGCACAATCGACACCGAGAATGTCTTAGGATAAGGAGCATTATGGGAGCAAACGCAGTTACTACAGTCCCCGTCTATACGGCAGGCGAAGTCCTGACAGCAGCGGACATGAACATCACGAACTCTGGCATCCCAGTCTTCGCAACTACGGTTACACGCGACGCAGCCTTTGGCGGCACAGGCGAAAAGACACTTGCCGAAGGCCAGTTTGCATACATTGAGGCAACCGATCAGACAATGTACTATTCCGGGGCTTCGTGGCTTGCGCTTGGCGGCAAACTTGGTCAGGTTGTCAGCACAACTAAAACAGACACTTACACAATGTCAAGTCAGACTTACACAACGGTAACAGGATTGACCGCAACGATTACGCCGTCATCAGCGACTAGCAAGATTTATATTGTTGGTTCGCTTAGCGGTATTGGTGATTCAGGTGTAACACGCGGAATGGCAAGACTTGTTCGTGATAGCACAGGAATTGCCGTTGGTGACACGGCAGGGAGCCGAGTGTCGGGCACGGTTCAGTTGCCAATTTTTTCAGCAACTGCCGATGTTCTTTCGCAGACTCTTACTTTTTTGGATAGCCCAGCCTCAACTAGCGCGCTCGTTTACGGAATACAAATAAGGATAAATGACTCTGGCGCAACTATTTATGTCAATAGGTCTAAAGCCGATGGCAATACAGTCAGCGACGCCCGAGTGGTATCCACCATTACTGTCATGGAGATTTTAGCATGATTGACTATGCCGCAATACTTAGCGCAAACTACAGAAACGCACAATGGACACTTGACGGCGACAACTATGACGGCCTGACATGGTTAGACGAAACACCAAAACCGACACAAGCCGAACTAGACGCACAATGGCCAGCCGTTGCTTACAGCAACGCAGTAGCAGCCGTGGAAACAACACGCCGCACACAATACGAAGCCCAATCAGACGGCCTGTTCTTTGAATGGCAGCGCGGCACAAACACCAAAGAAGCATGGGAAGCGGCAGTACAAGCCGTCAAAGACGCAAACCCATATCCGCCAGCACCACCTACGAAGAAGTAATGCGGTGGCGTTACCTGCTCGGCTGCACAATTCTTGTCGCAGTAGTTGCTTGGGGTTGTAGTGGTTGCACTTTTAACAAAACTAACATCGAGTACCAATGCTTCACTAAAGCGTCGTGCGAACGTGTCGCCTGAACAACAACACGCAGGCCTTATTGTATTTGTAGGCCGCGTCATGGCAATCTGCTTTGCATTTACGATCATGGCATTTTTGATCGGCATACTCTTCGTCAACCAGCCGATGGAACAGGCTCCTACCGACGCCCAGATAATCGATCTCTTGTCCACGCTGCTCGTTTTCTTGACCGGCTCATTGTCGGCACTCCTAGCCTCAAACGGACTAAAGTCAAAGACAAAGCAAGGAGACAGCAATGAAACCAAGTGACAAAGCAATGATCTCGACATACCTGCATTCGGCACTTGCAGCCGTTGTCGCGCTCTACATGTCTGGCAATAGTCAACCAGCCGACCTACTGGCCGCAGCCATCGCAGCCGTCGCACCACTAGCCGTCGGATACGTCAACCCAAAGAACAAGGCTTATGGCATCGGCAAAAACCCCGAAGCCTAAAGCCCAACCTTTACCGATCGTCGGCGCGAGGCCGTACACGGGCAACACGGACGGCGCATCACCAAAACGACGTGCCGGCATGGACGCCTTTATCAAAGAAGTCATCTGGTTAGGTCAGGGCGCTCTCTGGGATAACGGCTCGTACGGCGTTCGCAACATGCGCGGCAAAGAAACACTCTCAGTACATGCCACGGGCCGCGCCGTTGATCTCTCATATCGTCCCAGCGCAAGCAAGAAACTTGCCAACCGTAAAGACGCGCTAGAAGCAATCGAGAAACTTTGCGCCCATGCAAACGATCTTGGAATTGAAATGATCATTGACTACTTCCCTCAGCCGTTCGGCCGCGCGTGGAAATGCGATCGTCAAGCATGGAGCAAATACAGCAAGCCGACAGTCACGGGCGCACCCGGCGGAGATTGGTTCCACATCGAGATCACACCACAAGCGGCAGACTCCCCGATCTTCGTCAAAGCCGCATTCCTAAAGGCATTCGGGGAAATCCACCCCTACTAGGCAAGTGTTGGCTAAGGTCGGATCACCGACGAAAGGCCATTCTATGACCGATCCACAAATCTTCGACTATCTGGTGCTCAAGACAGTTCTTGACAACGGCCAAGAAGTACTTGTACAGATCTTTATGAACGGCGGATCCGAGGCGCAATACCTAGCCGGCCGTATG